CCTCAGCTCCTCCTCCCGAATCTGGCGGGCGTCGCCGTAGAGCTTCACCAGCTGGCTGGCGCTGTCCAGTTCACGGCCGGTGCTGCGAGCCGCCTCTGCTGCAACCTCTGCCAGACGCTGCCGCTCCTGCGCCGCGGCCTCGCGCACAGCCTGCCCACGCGGACCAGCCGCTTCCTGCGCAGTCAGCGCCGAGAGCTGCCGCTGTTCCTCAACGCGGCTCTTTTGCAGCTGCAGGCTCAATGCCAGCACCCGATTGTTTTGCGCCTCCGCAGCCGCTTGCTGGTAGGTCAGCTGCAGGCTCTGCTGGCGTAGCTGCTGGGCAGTCTTAAGTGACGCGGCCGCCTTCTCCTCTTCAGCGCCGGCCGCGCTGTCCGCGGGCAGCACACTATTCAGCAGCCGCCCCGCCCCCTGGACGATGTTGTAGCCGGTGCCGGCCGTGAAGTTGGCTGCCGTGGAAAGGAGCCCAAAGCCGGCTTGGCGCACAGGCTCAGGGATCGCATTCTTAAGCTTCCCGAGCGCTTCTGCGAAAGAGAGCACGCCATCGGCGGTTTGTTCCAGTAGCTCGCCAAGCGGTGTTGCAACCAGCGTGACTGCCGACACCTGCAACCTCGACCAGGAGCGGTTGAGCTCATCGGAAGCTGCCACCAGCTCCTTGGCGCCACGGAGATCGCCGTAGGTGTCAGCGAGATCCTGCTGGATGATCGCGGCGGCCTCCGCTTGGCGGCCGGTGTCGATCAACGCCTGCACTTGGCGCTCCAGTGCCTTAGAGGAGAGGGCGCCAGCTTCCGTCAACGCCGAGAACTGGCCGACCGGATCGCTTAAGGCGCTGCCGAGTGTCTGCAGCTTCTGCGTTGCTAGGTCGAACTGTGAACCAACAGCCGTACCTAGCAACGAGAGGCCAAAGCCAAACTGCCCGCCCACCAAGGCACCGGCGCCGCCACCGAACGCACCGCCGGCGCTGGCGCCCAACCCTTGCCCGAATAGCGCAGGAAAAGCACCGCCGATGATCGCGTTGCTTACCACTTCACCCTGCCGCTTGCGCTGCGCGTTGAGGCGCTTGCGGGCGTCAGCTTGTGCAGCCGGTGACCCCGCAATGGCACCACCACCCGGTAAACGGCCAGAGATGGGAGATGCGCCGAACTCTGCGATGGCCTTGTCGCGGGCAAGCTGAGCCTCGAACGCCTTCTGGTTGGCCGCCCGCTCCTCGTCGAACTGCGACTTCAGAGCCGTGGCACGCTTGTTCGCTAAGTCGGTGCCCCGCTTCACCGCGGCCTCAAAGCCAGATAGGGCACGCCCGACCTTCTGGAAGAACTCCTCGATGTTGCGGGAAGGCAGACCAGAGGCGGTGCGTTCCCCTGCTGCTCCTCGCTGTAGGGAGGCGATGTACTCGTCACCGGCACGACGACGTTGTGCTGCGTCGCTTTGCTGCGTGTCGAGTCGCTGCAACCCGCGCTCTTGGAACGCCGGCAGGGCCAGCATCGGCCTGGTGTCTGCCGCCTCCTGCAGCTGACGGGCAATCTGCGCACGCTCTCTTTCGCTCAGCTGCAATCGCTGGTTTTGGTAGAACTGCGCCTGAAGCTCTTCTTTGATCCGACGCTGGATCTCAAGCAGCTCGGTGCTGGCCTGCAGGTTGTCCTCGGAACCGACAGGGTTGGACTGCACGCGCTTCAGAGCGTCACTTTCCCCGACCCGCAGGTCGTTCAGCGAAGCGATACCCCGTGACGCCTCGGAGGCCGCGGCCAGCGCGTCCAGCAAAGCCTGCGTGTCGGCCGTCATGCCTTTCAGCGCAGCGCGAGCACCATCAACGCCCGGCTTGAAGCTCTTGGCGATCAGATCCTGGAAGCCCGCAAAAGTGAACGCCAACGCACCGCCAACCACCGCGGCCTCAGGCCCGAGGGCAGCCAAGGAGTTGGTGACCGCTTGGAGCGGTGCGGCCAGCGTAGACAGCTCTCCTTGCGCCTGCAGGATGCTCGCCGACCACTGGGCAACGGACTCCGCTCCCTTGGCGAATACGGCGTCCAGGCCGCCCAGCCCCTGCAGAGGTCCGGGCAGAGAGGCCAGCGCCTGCTGCACTTGGGCCAGGGTGCCGGTGGTGCCGCTTGCCGCTGCACCGATGCCACCAAGCGTGTCGATAACGCCCTTGGCCGCAACGCCACCGGCGCCCAGGACCGCAATGCCCTCACTTAGCCGGGCTACCTTGCCGCTTGCCGTCTCCGCCTGCTTCTGCAGTCGCTCGATCTGCGCACGGGCCTTGTCGAAGGTGCCCGTCACGTCCTTCGGTAACCCGAAGATCGGCACCTTGAGCGCCTCAACGGCGCCCTTTGCCGCAATGCCGGCAACGGCCTTTGCCGCACCCTCGGCCTGCTCGCGCATCCGCCGGAACTGCTCGGCGTTCTGGGCCGCGGCCTTCGCCTGCTCCCGCAGACCGGCAGCAAACCCCCGCGCCTGCTCGGTGAACCGCGCCAGAGCCACCTTGTCGAGCGCATCGTTGAAGCGCTTCTGCTCGGCGGTGGTCTGCGCCGTCGTCTGACGAGCCTGACGCAGTGCTGCATCGATCGTGCCGAGGCGGTCGGTCAGCTTCTGCGTACCCGCAACGCCAAGGTCCGTCTGATCCCGCAGGTTGCGTAGCGCTCTTGCGTACTCGTCAAGCCCACGAATCGTGTTCTTCGGAGTAAAGTCCAGCGCCTGCTGAAAGCTGTTGAACTTGAGTTCTTTGGTGGCTTTCTTTATGCCATCCGTTAGTGCTTTGCCCGCTTTGTCGCCGGCCGCACGCGCACTTTGCTCAACCCCGTCGAAGATCTGGGCCGTGTCGCTACCCTTCAGGGCGTTTGCAACCTGACCCTTGAAGGCGTTCAGCGCCTGAAGCGCTTCCTGAGTCTGAACTTCAAGGCGTAATACAGCTGTGCCGAGATCCTGAGCCACAGACGCTGACGCCTCCTATAGCCGAGGTTGCCGGGGGAAACCTTGGGTATGGCTTCTGCTCTCAGCGCTCTCGCTAACGCCAGCTGCACCTTTGTGGTCGCAGGAACCGGGGTCGTGACTGACCCAACAACCGGGAACGTTGCTCCCGCCACTGAAACTGTCACCGTCAGTCTCTTCCTCAAGTCCGACAAAATCAGTGGCACCGCCTTCCCAGGTGTGGAGGTGCTCGAAACAGTCTTCGACGGCTACTGCCTCTCCACCCTCGATAGCCGCGTGCAAGTTGGCACCGAGGGTGTCGTCACCTTTGCAGGTGAGGGCTCCATGAACTGTGAGGTAACCGGCCTGCGCCTCCCCTACGGCAAAACCGGCCTGCTCGGCGCCACCCTCAACGCAGCCCTCGGCGAACGCATCCAACTGACCAGTAAGGAGCAAAACGCTTGAGCGTCTATTTCGCCAAATGGACACCTGAAAACATCTTCAACAAGGTCGCGGAGTCCTTGGAGGAAGCAGGTTCTGTCTACGCGCAAGAAACAGTCCTGCAGATGTCGAATCCCATCTGGCAGTGGAACTGGGATACACGGCGTCGCGTCAGCCTCCTCATGGGTGGTGAGCGCACACAAGGTGTGCCGGGTGTCGTGGTTCGCGCAGGCAGACGCGATGTCGTTGACACCGGACGCCTCCTGGATTCGATGACCCAGCCGCGGGTCGTCAAAACACAGGGTGCGATTGCAATGGAGATCGAGTGGAAGGCCCCCTACTCCGGCAAGGTGCTAACCGGTGGGGACTACGGCGTGTATACACCGCCGGGTCAAACCAACTCTGTTGAGATGCGTAATCGCCCAGCACGTAACTGGATCGAAGCCGCATTCCAAGCGAAACCACCCTTACAGGTGTTCACTGAGATCTGGAAAGGTGGTGCGTAAAGCCCGCTGCCAGATGACAGCGGGCCGTTAGCTCCCTACATCAGATCAGACGTTGGTTTCAGCGCTCCAGCTGTAGGCGCCGTAGCCGGTGAGGGTGAAGGTCACCTGGGCCACGTTGCCGGCGGCAATCGACTCGGAGAAGTCGGTCACCCACGCAACGCCGGAGTGGTACTCGGGGTCGCCGGTGGTGCTCATCTCGGGCGATTCGCGATACCACTCAACGGTGGTGCCGGATGCAGCGTTGAGGGCTGCGTTCTTCAGAACGGCGTAGCCGGCGTCGTTCAGGTTGAGGTTCATCGACATCGGAATCGTGTAGCTCTGCTGCTGCACGATGGATGCGGTGAAGCCAAGGGTGCTGCCGTAATCCAGCACATCCTGGGTTTGAGTCGAGCCTTGGATGCTGGCGTCGGTCAGAGACAGCACCTCGGTCATGCCGGTGCTATCGGTGGGGTTGGTGGAAGCGGTGGTGCCCGCCTTCACATAAAACTTGTAGCCGAGGCTATTAAAAAAGGCACCAGTGGCCATGACTCTTGGGGGAGCTTATGGCCCTAAGTTGCCGCCTCGCCTTGCTCTAATACCTCCCAAGGGGTGGCGCGGGGGCAGATGTGGAGGTCAAAGCCCCGGATGTCGTGGTCCGTGGGGCTGGTGGCAACCAGTGCCAGTTTCAGCTGCTCCTCCGTGATCTTCAGCTCTGCCAATACCTCAGCACGACTGAAACCCTTATCCAACATCTTGCGGGCTAACTGGCCGTTACGTCGCACAGCCCCAGGTGCTTTCACCAACCAGTTGTGGTCCCGGATGAAGTGCAGCACATCACCCTCGGCAAACACCGTCAACAACGTTGAGAAGGTGCCCTTGGCTGGCTTCCATGCCCGGCAGGTCTTGATAAATGCCTGATCGATGCAGGAGAACACATCCTCCGCACTGACAAAGGGATACTTACGGCACAACTTGCGACCCATCAGGCGTAGCAGACCCTGATGCTCCCGGTACATCGCCGCAATCTTGCGTTGCTCCTCCCGACTTAGTGGGGTCGCTAGGTATCCCGTGCGCGGGCGATGTCGCGCACCCTTAGGCGTCTCCGGCTGGTCGGCAACCTGAGCCATGCGCTCAGTGTAGTCAAAGTCACCTACTTAGCTACGTGACTTAACTCCGTTGCACACTTACGACGCCACCCAGCCCGCCGCGGGTGGTGCTCGTCGTCAAGCAGCCCAAGATCGTCGCCAGGTGTGGCAGCACCGTCAGAGGTGTCACTGCCTCGGTCGTCGAGTTACCCACGTTGGTGTTCCACTCGATCTCCATCACGTCCAGCTTGATTCGCTTCAAGTCCCGATTCGGGATCCCCGTCACCAGCGCTTCCTTGCTCGAAGAGCTACGCAGCAGGTCCGGGTCGCCCAGCAGCGCATTCGCTAGATCAAAAGTGGCGAGCTCCAGCTCACGCGGGATCTCATCGTCGCCGATGGTCTTATCACCGCAGCTCGCTTCCTTCCGTGGCCACGCCAGTGCCTGCGTCGTGCTCGAACGGCTGCCTGTCCACTTCAACGTCTCCAGTCCGTTGGTGGCCGTGATCAATGCCTTGATCTTGTTTGCCTCCGTCGCGCTGCTCCACGCCAGCGTCCCCACCATGCTGTCCGCAATGCTGTCGGCACCAGCAACGCTGAGATAGCTGTTGGCGTTAGTGGCTCCTGCAGTTGCAACGAGGGTGGGCACTGGCTTCTGGGCGATTGCCTAGGTTTCCGGGGCAACTTCGGGTGTACATGCCTATGTCTGATGAGCGAAACCACTGAAGAAGTGCTCACACCCACTACTGAAGTGAGTGCTCCTGCCAAAACCACCCGCAAAAAGGCAGCCAAGCAGGAAGCACCCGCACCCTCCAATGGCGTGCGTGAGTGGAAGGATGTCGTTCCTCAGATCCGCGAACTCAAAGAGGCAGGTGCCACTGTCCCTGAGATCGCTGAAAAGCTCCAGCTCAGCTACGTGCTCGTCAATCAGGTCATGCTCCAGAGCTACAAGATGAGCATCGACACCATTGGCGTGTTCGAGCGGCAGGAAAAGATGCGCCTTGGCCTCGACTAGGCATTAAAAAAGCCCCGCTTTCGCGGGGCCTGCTTTCTCCTGAGTGATCAGGAGTACACGCCGGTGTCGTAAGGGGTGTTCACCAGCAGACGCACCAGGGGCACGTTCTTGGCGTTGGCGTAGGCCAGGTTCCAGGAACCGGTGGCAGCCAAGTTGCCGGTGGTAGCGGCGTTGGTGGGGTTGTCGCCAGCAGCGGCCCACTTTGTTCCCAAAATATGGAACCCATAGTGGTAATCGCAGATCAGCAGATCCTGGAAGCTGGACTTATTTCTATCTGTCTCCAGGCGCAGATCCTGTTGCATACCCTCTGCAATTACCCCGCTACCGAATAGGTAAACCGGATACTTGTTCAGGTGGGTAGCAGTACCACCAGCGATTACGCCGATCTGATCGTCGATAACAACGTTCAGGCCAGCGAAGCGGCCAACCTGGCCGGAACCAAGGCCAGCGCCCACGCCGCCACCGGCGTACACAGTGCCGCCAGAAGACTGCACCTGCAGGTAGCCGGTCTCCTCCAGATAAGCAGCCACGTTGCTGTGCATGGCGATGCCAGACAGCTCGTAACCACGCTCACCCAAGGCTTGCTTAGCTGCCACAACGTTGGCAGCAGTCAAGTAGTTGGAGGCGGTGGCAGAGGTGGTGCCGGTCTTATCGACGGTGTTGGCACCCAGCACGCCCGAACCGGCGATGTTGCCGAACAGACCGCTCAGCTGAGCAATCAGAGTGCCGGTCTTCAGCTTGTTAATTGCATTAGCAAGCTGATCACGAACGTGGCTTAAAGGATCAGCTCCAGAGCCAAGTTTCGAGAGGTCGTCTGTTGCATACTGGAAGCCCCTGTGCAGAATCGTCATAATCTGCTCGTCGGCAGTGACGTTCTGGCTGGTGAGGTAACCAGCGCCAGAAGTACCCCAGCTGTTCGAGGAGGTGATCACCTCTTCGGTGGGGTTCAGGCTATCAAAGAAGGGCACGCGAACACGAGTGCCGCCAGCGCGAGCATCCAGCGCAGAGTTACGCTGAACGATGCCTGCACGAATGAAGGCAGACTGTTCAAAAATGCGCTCCGAGGTGTAGGAAAGGAACTCGGGGCGGGTGATCAGATTGGACAGGAAGGTCCCGCCCATGTTTTGAAGAGACATCGATCCGAATTGCGGGGTTTACCGTGATTACCCGCGACCTGCTTCGGCTTTAAGGGCCTTGGCTAGATCTGGGTTCTCTGCTTCCAACCTCATTGCTTCCGTCAAGTTGAAGGTCTCCTTCTTGTACGGATTGGCCACGCCGGGGAGGCCGTTCGCACTGGGTGCGCTACCCATCCCCATCGCTCCAGAACTACGGAAGTGATGCTCCCAGCCAGAGCCGGGGTTGCGGAGCTGCGTCAGGTAAGCGTTTAGCGGTTGCTCAATGCCGTTGACGATGACCGCCGGGCCACCATCGCTGCTCTTGAGTTGGTGCTGCAGCAGTCCGTAAAGCTGTTCGGGTGCAAGCGCATTTGCTTGGCCGATCTGTTGGATGGCTTGGGCTCGCAGTCGCTCTGCTGTCGCTTCCTCATCCTTGGCCTGAAGCGCTGCTTCAAGCTCGGTGATCCGCTGTTGCAGTCGTGCGTTGTCCGCGTTTGCCTCCTCCCACAGCTTCTTGTACTCACCGCTTGCGGCGAGCTGCTGCTGTTTGCCTGACTTCAGCTCAGTCTCACGTTCCCGCAGTGCTCGCTCTAATTCGCCAAGCCGTTCATTGAGTTTCCGGTTGGCTTCGCCTTTGCTGAGGTTGTCCTGCTGGACAAGCTCTAACTTCCGGCGGAGTGCAACTGCGTCGTCGGAGCTGGTGGTCGCGTCGGGCTGCTGATTCACGGAATCAACCTGCTCCCCCGCGGAGGGAGCACCCATGACTTCATCAGTCATGCAATGAGGTGAAACTACACCCGAGGTTGCCCCTATCTACTTAACTCAGGTATCAGCACGCATCGGCACAACGGATGTAGAGGCGGTGGTCCCTCGGGGAATGCAGTAGGTGTCTCCTCAACACGCCCATGAAGTGGCCGGCAGCGCGGACAGGTCTTCGGGTCCAACACCGCATTCCAACGCCACTGCACCGTCGTCACAACGCCGCTCTGCAAGGCAATCTCCGCCGCTCTCTGTGCTGCAGGTGTCACCGGTGCCCACAACACTGCTGCCGTGATCGAGCGGAACCGCTCACGCCACGCATTTGCCACCGTTCCCTTCGTCACTACAGGCACCTCTCTGCCATTACGGGTGCGGACACCCAACACCTTCTGTGCAACCTGGGGTGTCGTCGGGTCATCGAAGAACATCCCAATCACGCTGCGCTCCAGCAGCTGCACCAACTGCGTCACAAACGGTGGGATGCCCGTTACCGCTGCGGGGGTGAACAAACTTGATAGACGCACACCCACCACCAGCGTTTCATCCAACACCTGCGTCACCGGACGGGCCTGCAGCTGACCGGTCTGCAGCTGAAACATCCGCTCGACGGTGGGTAACACCAGCGTCTCCATCGCTGTCACCCGGCTCAGCAAGATCTGGGCAAGCGTGTCGTTGACCTGCAACAGCCATGGCAGCAGCTGACGCCGCAACTGCGGCCACATCATGTACCGCTCAAAACGGGTCGGGGGTAGCTGCGCCAGCAGCAACGCATAGATACGTAGCGCCAGCTCAAACAGCACGTCCTTCGCCTCGGAGTCGGTGATGTCCTCCTGGCGGGTGATCGATGCTGCGAGCTCCCGCAGGTACTCCTCGTTCGTCATTGAGCGTTACGACCTGGCCGCATCGGCGTTGGCAGCGTCTGACTCGTCAACGACTGCCCCTGCCCAGCGTTCTGGAACGCCAAGTCGGGACCGTTCGCTGTCAGCCGCTCCATCACCTGCTCCTCCGCCAGACGCTCAGCCGTCAGGCTCAGCTCCTCATCCAGATCAACAGTGGGTGGCAGTACCTCGCCGTCCTGCAGGATCTTCAGCAGCGTCTGCTGGCTGATCGCGTTCTGCATGTACAGCTGCAGGTACGCCGTGATCTGGTTGCCGTCGATCAGGCGGTTCTCGTAGTCACGCGGGATGCTCACGGTCGGTGGTTCGATCCCCACATACTCCGCAGCCAACTCGAAGACCTGAGCGATGGTGCGCTCCAGGTCGCCGCTGATCACCGCCATGATCGAGTCGCTATCGATGCGGTCGATCCGGCGTGCCTCTGCAGCAGCGTTGGTGAGGTTGGCTTGGCTCAGCGTGTTCACGCCCAGCCGGCCGATCTGATCCTCTAGCTCCTTCAGGCACTTCAGCTGGCTGTCGAATGCCTCGCTGGTGGGCTGCACATACTCAGCGCCGCCATCAGGGGGCAGGAGCAACGCAGTGTTGACGCTGATGCCGAGCGGGGTGTCGCTATCAGGGTCGAAACCACGCAACACCAGCATTGGGTTCGCACCGACGTGGATTGCGTGATGGAAGTCGCAGAAGCGCTGCGCATACGCGATGCACAAATAAGCCACCTCCATCAACGGGGGCACGCTCATCAAATTGCCGGTGCGGTTGGAATACACCGTCACCATCGGGATCCGGCTCAAGCTGGTGCGGCCACGCTTGTGCAGCTCCCACTTCGGTGCCGTCGTCAGACCAGTGGTGGCGGGGGTGCGCCAGATCTCGTACTTGCCCGCCTCCATCACCCTGATCTGGTCAACCAGTTCCTCGCCATACGCTCCTGAACTGGTCACCACACGCTCTTTGATCCGCACCTGCTGCACGTCGCTTGAGGTGGAATCGTTGGCGGTGCGCCAGCCCAAAATCTGATTCGGGGAAATCGGCACGAGGTAAGGCTTGCGCCGTAACCGACGCTCCTCCGCCAACGTCCGCGCAGTCGCGTCATTGGCGTAGTCCACCACCGTGCTGCTGTGCCCGTACAGCAACGCCGTCACCAGCTGACGACGGGCGTACTCGTTCAAGGTGGTGCCGTCACCGGTTACGTCCTTGATCCACTCATCCCAGTAGGGGTCACCCTCAACCTGGATGCCCTTACGCAAGATGATCCCCGCCGCCTGTGATGCCAGACGGTTCAGGAACGGCGGCATCGTCGCGTGGAAGATCCGCCGCTCATAACTCTCCTTTGCCTCAGACGGCTCACGCGGGATCAACTTCTCAGCGTTGGCTCGCAACGTCCGCGTGCCACCAACACAGACATCAATCGGCTCCCAGTTCGGGATCATCTGCAGCACTGTGCTGCTGATGACACTGGGGTCGTCATCCAACCCGTATTGAACCGGCAGCGGCGCTGGCGCAACAACACGTTGGGGGTAGGTGCTGTTATCGGCCACGTCGCTTCACTACAGGGCTTTACCGAGGTTTCCGGTGCTCACAACACCGTTCTCGTCTGGTAGTTCGGGTCGCTTTCATCTAACGCATGGACCTCTGGCCCAAACCCAGTCGCCAACAGCTCCTCACTCATCCCCTCCTCAACAGGCTTCACCTTCTTGGCAGCATCCGCTGCCTCAAGTGAGGCAATCCAGCTATCAAATGCCTCCCGCTGCGGGATCTTCGTCGGCAGCTTCAACCACTTCCTCACCTCCTTCGGACACCGCATGAACACCGAGGCGTTCTTGTTGTAGACGATGTAGAACCTCCCGTTCCAGTCCCGCCCCGTCTCGATGACCGTGTGCTGGGACAGGTGCAAGCGCTCGCGTTTGGCCATCAGTAGGTGCGGAAGGAACTGCCACCCGTCGCCCAACGACGCAGCGGTGCCAGGTAGGTGATCGAGTAGCCCAAGGCGTCCACAGGGCCAGAGATGTCGTCCAATCCGCCAATCCCCTTCTCAGGGCTGCCCGTCTTGGAATACGTCTGCTGCTCCAGTGACTTAATTAGGTACTTGCACCGATTGTGCACCTTCAACCGGTCTGCCAGCAGCAAAACGTTGATCGCGTTCACACGGTCCGCCACTTGAGGGTTGGCCATCTGGTTCTTCACCACAAAACCTCCCTTCTTCAGCAATGAGAGGTCGGACTCCGCTGCGTTGGTGGTGGTGCGCTGCCTCGATGCTGCGTCAGGGATCACCACAAGGTCGCCACGCTCTACGTACTCCCCATAGGTCTCCCGCAATAGCTTCACCACTGCAGGCGTGTCCTTCGGGTGGTGCTCGGCAACGATGTGGAACTCCTCGCCGCGGCGCACCATCACCTCGCAGAAGCAAGCGCCGACGTTGAAGTCGATGCCCACAAATACACGATCCTCGGGAGTTAGCTCCGTATCGCACCAATGACGGTCCCGGTCGAAGGGGTGGTAGACCGTCGTATTTGCAAGGTTTGTGAACTCGCCCTTGATGTAGCTAGCAATTAACTGGTTGTCGTAGTTCTGGTAGAGGGATTCGACAAATCCAGCTGGGAGGTGGGGGTTGTCGGTGGTGGCAGCACGGATCAGGTGGCGGTCGTCGTTGTCGCCTTCCTCCACGAAGGTGCGGTACATGTATTTGTAGCCTTCTGGCGTGGAGGCCAGTGCCAACTGGGGTTTCTTGCCACCACGCAGACGGGCTAGCATCATCTCCGCTGCCTTTTGTGATACCTCTTGGGAAGATGTATCGATCTCGTCAGCCAAACAGTAGCTTAAGTTTTGGCCCCTAATTCTATTAAATGTTTCAGTTGCTCTACAAATAAGGGTTACGGGGCCTCGCGGAAGGTGCAAGACATACTCGGGTTGAGGAGAGACTCGGAAGTCGTACTCGATCTTAAAGTTTTCGAGAAACTCGTCGAAGGAACGCATCCAAACGTCCCGGAGCATGATGTTGGTGGGCTCGAAGACTGCTGCGGTGGTGTTTGGGTTGTCGAGACCCAAAAATATAGCCTTTGCGCAGAGGGCAAAGGTTTTGCCGGCTCCAAATCCGGCGCAGTAGCCCAAAATCTTGTGGTCGGTGTCGTCTACAAACTCACGTTGAGGTGGGAGTAGGGCGTCGTAAATGCGCTTCCGCAGTGATTCGTAGCTCTCCGTGCAGCGGGTGCTGGTGCGCTGCGGTGGCTCCAACACGTTGCCGCCTGCGATCACGCTCAGAATCGACACGGCACAAGCCCGGTCCTACTTACTCAGGTTACCTACAGGCCAAAGAAAAGCCCCCGCTCACTAACGGGGGCTCGGTTCCCCTTGACTACACCCGCATTTGGGCTCATTTCACCTTAACCACACTCCATCCCTGGGGGTAGGGGTAGGTGCGCTAAGAAACACCGGGGATAGGGGTACTGACGTAAGGGTGATTAGGGGGATAGGGGGTATGCGTAAGGGTGTTATTTGGGGTGGTTCGATCTCTGAGGCGCGGGGTGTATAGCTCTCCCCTGTTTTCATCACCGTGGGGGTAGGGT